GGGAGCTTGTGGCTGGAGGCCTGAACCAGGCCCCCTGCGCTATTGGTTACGCCGCTTGTCGCTTGATGCTTGACGCTTTGTAATCCGATGCCTTGTAAATAGGCAAATTGTCCTGCGTCAAAATGTCGCAGCTTGTTGCTTGACGCTTGTAGCCGTTCGCTACGCACCAGGCTTCATGGATCTTAATCGCTGTCTTGCTCAACCGCTTGTCGCTTGACGCTTGCTGCTTGGCGCTTGTCGCTTTTAGCTTCATGCTCCTTCTCTTTCTCTCCTAATTTTTTCTGTTCTTTTTGAAATTCTTTTCTTTTCCTGCGAATCTCTTCATAATATTTGGGGTGTTTAAATACGTGCATAATTAGTGTTTACCATATTCAATATTTTTTACTGCAGGGTCCCAGCAAGCCCGACAATCACCGCACGCATTATCTTGATCAGGGGCAGGACAGCTTCGACTCTTCGTCGAGACTGTTGACGTATTGGCCCAGCTCTTAACTGGTCCCTGGTCAACCATTGGCGAACTAAATCTTACAACTAAATTTTTAGGACAGCTGGCCATATGGTCCTTGATCCATGCTTCACGGGTTGGCATCCAATGACGCTTTGAAGGCGTTAACCTGCAAACCTCAAAAATTTTATTAAGGTGTGCTTCGTCTTGGACATCGCCGCTATCATGCCATCTAAACACATCAGGCTTTTTTGAATTGATAAGAGCTGCCATTGCTTCAACCCAATAGGGGTTCTTTATAGCATCCAGCCGCTTATATTGCGCAGCTTGAACAACCGCGAAAACATAACAGCCTTTTAGAGCGTAACAGCCTTCACAAACTGAGTCTTTTATTAATCTTAACTTGGCGCCAGTCTTGCATTCCTTCGCGGGTATACCAATTGACCAGCCAGGCATTTTTGAGGGCTTTGATAGTCCACCGACTAGGGCCCAAGCTTCTTTAGTATTCATTTTTTTTTACTCCTTGGTTTTTTTTATTATATTAAACTAATTATTTTTTTATTCACCTTACATAATTGTCACAGCTTGTCGCTTGATGCTTGTCGCTTGAATCAAGAAGCAAATTGACGCGCGACAATTTGTCGCAGCTTGTTGCTTGATGCTTAGGATCAGTTCAGGGCAAGTGCGGGTAGCGTTAGCATCCTCGTGTTATCCTGCTTTTGGTATCTAATTTTTCAACCAACTTACCTGATCCCAGATCCAATTGCAGAACTACATATATAAATTTCCGCCCGCAATTAGATCAGGGATCAGCACCCTCAACGAAGACGGCCAGCAGTAGGCGGTGTGACGTGAGGGTCTTTACCCGAGAGTTTATAGTTTTTAAAGTGCGATAAACTCACAAATGAGGCACTATTCTTTAATTATATTTAAACATTTTTTCTAATTCCTCCATGTCTTTATCACTAGGTTTATTATACCAAAATTTAGGAAACAATCCGTAATAGTTTTTAGTATCTTCTACCTCATCTATTAAAGATGGTTCCTCCCAGATTTGTTTTTGTGTGTCATATTTATTTATATTAAACATATTCGAATTATGGCATGAATAAATTTTTTAATACATTCACTTTATTGTCGCACCTTGTAGCTTGTCGCTTGAAGCTTGAAACTCAGTCAACATGACAAATTGTCCTGCGACAATTTGTCGCAGGCAACATGCGACAATTTGGAGAATTTAAATTTCTTTTTTTTCGTGATATAATAGGGGTGGGTTGGTCGGGATAATAAAACTAAAATTTTTTTACTTTAGAATCATTCTAAACTAGATGCGACAATTTGGGTAATTTATGTTTCACGTGAAACATGCTATAATACGATTTTAACAATTAATAATAGGAGTAAAAAAATGCCGAAAAAAACTTATACAATTATACATTCAGATAATTTATTAGAACTGAATGAAATTGCGAAATCAAAAAAGAAAAATCAATATATCCCAGAAGATATTTTGAAAAAAATAAAAGGTAAGATTGTAGTAGTATCGCACCAATTTCCTCACAATGATGTTGAACAAAGATTGGTTTTATTTGCAGGGGAAAAATTTCCCAACCTACTATTAGATGTTGATTTTAAAAACATGAATAAATTAACACCCTTAGAAATACATTAACTGCGACACTTTGCACAATGGCTTTAATTAGCCATTGTGTTATTATTTCAACTTAACCAAAAGGAGTAAAAATATGCCAAAAGAAAAACGACTAACACTTAATGCCGATAAGCGTAAAGTGATTGCTGAGGTGTTTCAAGATGCCATTGAAAGCAAGTCTAAATATAAAACAATGCACACAAACGCAATTCAAAATTATAACGATATGCGTTCTATTGCTAAAACCAAAATAGAACAACTTGTAAGGTTTCATCAACCTCAGGAAGATGTTGACACAATTCGTTCTATGATTAATAAATATGGCGAAAATAATGGTGGCCAGTTGTACCATGATAATTGTTTTCATGTCCAAAATGAAACACCTCGTATGGATACTGACTATAATGGAAATCAAAAAGAAGTTTTAGATGATGTTCACATTCAATTTAAAGCTAATAAAGATTTTTTAGTTTCTTATTACAGAGATGAGTTAAGGTCTAAAGGTCTTGACCCTGATTATGATGTTAAACTAATGGAAAATTACGACAAACGAAGTCCTAGTTATTATGTATCAGAAACAAATATAGATAAGTATTTGGGATATAATAATACTAATAATGATGTAAGTGCAAATCAAGGTATCAAGCATAAACATGCGTGGAAAAATGATTTTAGACTTTGGGTTATTGGTAGTTCTTATTGCCATAATCGTATGTTCCAAACTGATAGTGAAAACTATGAGTGGTTTAAATCGTTTGAAGTTGCTCAGGAAAATGTAATCTTAGCACACAAAAAACTTTTTTCTTATGTTAAAGATAAAATGGATTTAGTGAACAAAGGTTTACAATCTTATAGATACTTCGATCAAGCTAAAGCATTAGCTGACTTGAGAGGAATTGTGTTGAATGAAAGTTTATTGGACACAAATTCATCTATGGCTTTATCTGTTTATAGTCCAGAAAATTTGGCTAGTCTTTTAGAAGATGAAGTTGAATTAACTAAAGATGAAAAAATAGCAATAGCCAGACAACAACTGCAAGAGCAATTAAACTAACTGCGACAATATACACACTAGCCCTCAATGGGCTAGTGTGTTAAGATACGATCATTAACCAATAGGAGTAAATATGAAAGTAGAAATAGGAACAAAGTTTGACATAGGTTTTAAAGCCAAAAAACATAACGATCAATTTATTTGGCGTAAGGGTATGTGGACTGAGGGTTGTGGTATGTGGACAACTAAAAGTGGAAAATTAGTTTTGACTTATTATGACATAGTTATGAATGGTTTCAGAACTGCCACAAGTGGTTGGGTCATGAAACAAACAGGTAATAAGGAGATAAATTAAATGAGTGATCAAACTTATCATTGGTGTCATGGTACTAAATGCCATACTTCTAAAACGCAAGATAGAATTAGAGGGGTTCAGGGTTCAAAGGTTCTAAGAACTAAAAGAATCAAACAAGATGTTAATTCTAGTTGGTACAATCCAAATAATTTATATAATTATTTTTGTAGTATGAGTTGCTATAATGATTTTGCACACGCAAACATTCAGCAAATTATTGCGATTGCACCTAGACTAGAACCACTTGAAACACCGATTGAAGTGACAAAAGTCAAGCACCCTGAATCTCATAATGGGTACTATACGCAACGAGCATGGACAGAAACTAAAATAACACCATGCGACAATATGGACAATGGCTCTTAAAGAGCCATTGTGGTAAGATTAGGAAATTAACAAAAGGAGTAAAAAATGAACAAAAACAATGTAACAAACCTACCTGCAAGACATGACCATGTAACCGAGTTATCCAGAATAGTTGAATCAACTATCGATACTCAATTAGTGCTTTCAAAAAGAATGGCTAAAACTGAAAATGAAGTAAAAATTACAGGAAAATGTTTAGCTTTGATTAGTTGTGCATTGGCTATTTTAGTATTGATACAACAGTATCAAATAACGCAACTATAACTGCGACAATATTGACAATGGCGCCTAACGGCGCCATGTGTTATTATACGGTTATTAACTAGGAGAAAGAAAATGAAAACAAAACAAATAAAAAACTTTAAAATGAACGACGTTACATACAAAATGAGAAGATCAGTTATTGAAATTCTTTACACAGCAAAAAGTAAAGGAATCATACTTCCGAGAATCAATGTTAGAATTGGTGAGTCAACTCACAATTACCCAAATGTTTTGGGTGTTGGTGGTAATCATAATATTTGGATAACTAAAACTGCAATTGACAGAAGTTCAAATTACTTATTGCACGTTGTATTACATGAGTTATGTCATGCAATTTTTAATTTACCTCATAATGAGTCTTGCCCTTTAATGGCATCTGTATTGGATAAGCCTTGCACAAATGCTCAAGCATGGAAAATCTTTGAAGGTTATTATTATGAAGATGTAAGAACAGTTAGACAAATTCATTATCATGCGTCAAAATGCGCAATGGCGAGTTAATCGCTATTGTGCTAAGATTAGGAAATTAACAAAAGGAGAATAAATGAATAACGTAACGAACCAATGTACTGAATGTGGCGAAGATGCTAAACATGACGAATGGTCTGATTATGATAACCGAGTTTGCATAAATTGTGGAACCAACGAAAGTGAGGAAACCATGAATAAAGATTAACTACCTCCTAGTGTTAATATACCACGCGACAAAATGTCGCGTGGTAGTAAATTTAACATGCGACAAAATGTCGCAGGCAAGGTGCGACAAAATGTCGCAGCAATAAAATTTTTCGGCGCCTTCGGCGCCGGAACCATGACGTCGGCCTTCGGCCTCCGGCTCACTCGCTCGCTTCGCTCGCTCGAAGTTTTGATAGAGGTACCAGCTCGTTTCTAACATTTGAATTTTTTTAAATTTTAAGGTATACCCTTGACACAAAAGGGATCCTATAGTCACGTATATATACAAGGATTTATATAGTTATAGGCGTAAATTACTTAATGGATTTCTAAAACATATCTGAAAAAATTTTGCAAAATTTTTTTTCGAATGCAATTATGGACAAAGAAAAATTAAAAAATTTAGATAAGCTGCCGCCTGATATCAAAAGGCAATTCGCTCTTTACATGAATAAATGGAAAGATAAGAAAAAAGAAGCTGATATTAAAGGTGACTTCATGGCTTTTGTTAAACATGTATGGCCAGATTTTATAGAAGGTAGACATCACAAAGATGTTGCTAAAAAATTTAATGACATTGCAAATGGTAAAACAAAACGTGTTATAATTAACATGGCTCCTAGACATACTAAATCTGAATTTGCATCTTATCTATTGCCCGCCTGGATGGTAGGTAGAAATCCTAAATTAAAAATTATTCAATCTACTAATACAACTGAATTATCTGTGAGGTTTGGACGTAAAGCAAAAGCCTTAATGGATACTCCAGAATATAAAGAAATATTTAAAACAAGACTTAAAGAAGATTCTCAGGCTGCAGGTAAATGGGAGACTCAACAAGGTGGAGAATATTATGCTGCCGGTGTTGGATCTGCAATTACTGGAAGGGGTGCCGATCTATTAATTATTGATGACCCACACACTGAGCAAGATGCAATGAACGCTCAAGCCTTAGATAGAACTTATGAGTGGTATACATCTGGTCCACGTCAACGTCTTCAACCTGGTGGTACAATTATTATTGTAATGACAAGATGGAATGAAAAAGATTTAACAGGTCGATTAATGAAAGCACAAAAAGAAGCTAAAGCAGATCAATGGGAAGTAATTGAATTTCCTGCAATCCTACCTAGTGGAGATCCCCTGTGGCCTGAATACTGGAACATTAAAGATTTAGAAGGAGTTAGAGCTTCTATTCCATTATCAAAATGGAATGCACAATATATGCAAAACCCAACAGGAGATGAGGGTGCATTAATTAAAAGAGAATGGTGGAAAAATTGGGAAGGAGATCTTCCTCAACTAGAGCATGTTATTCAATCTTATGACACAGCTTTTATGAAAAAAGAAACTGCCGATTATTCTGCTATTACCACCTGGGGAGTGTTTACTCCAAATGAAGATAGTGGTCCTTGTTTAATGTTAGTAGATTCTCTTAAAGGTCGATATGAATTTCCTGAATTAAGACGTGTTGCGTTAGAACAATACGGATACTGGCAACCAGAGACAGTGATTATAGAAGGCAAAGCATCCGGGCTCCCTTTAACATATGAATTAAGAAAAGCTGGAATACCTGTTATAAATTTTACACCATCAAGAGGTAATGATAAACATACAAGAGTTAATTCTGTATCTCCATTATTTGAAAGTGGTAAAATATATGCACCAGCTGATATGGAGTTTGCACAGGAAGTTATAGAAGAATGCGCTGCTTTTCCTTATGGAGATCATGATGATTTAGTAGATTCTATGACTCAGGCTGTCATGAGATTCAGACAAGGAGGTTTAATTGAGCACCCTGATGATTATGAAGATGAACCTTTACAACACAAAACAAAAGTGTATTATTAGGAATTATGGCAATAGACGAAAATGAACAGAGATTAAAAGATCAGCTTAGAATGATCGAGATGGGTGAGACCCTAGAAGACCTTAACGATCCTGAAGAGTATGAAGATCAAGGTGGAATAAATTCATTAAGAAAAGCTCCATCAATTAAACTAGCATCAGAGACTGGTGCAGAAGAATTTGAATTAGAACTAGGTACTGTCATAGCAGAATATAACGATTTAACATCAAAAGGTGATCCTGCAGTTAGAGGTATTTCTCTAGATCAATTTATAGATAATTATTTTTCTAAAAAGAAAATGATGAAAATGATGGAAGAAGATAGAGCTACAGTTATGGGTGGTGGTATGATGAGAACAGGTTATGGTGATGGAACACCTAAAAAGAAAAATATAAAAGATTTAAATGTTTATGATGTAGTAGATCAAGATAAAGAAGACGAGTACTACAAAATTAAAGAAGAAAAAATGTTAAGAAAATATTATCCTCAAGACTATCCACCATCTCAAAGAACTATGGGAATGGAAGAGCTTAGAAAAATGATCAACAAAGCAGAGAAGGATAAGAAAAAACTAGCTATGGGCGGTATCGCAGGAGTCCTGTAGTGCCTGATAAAGCTCCACCTAAAAAACCAAAAAACTTTACAAAGATGTTAGACATGCTTAACACAGAAGCAGCTGTTAATACTTTGTCTCCAAAAACTTACGCTGATATGGTTGGTATATTTTCAAGAAAAGCATATGAAAATGGTGAACTAGAAATAGATGAATATTTAAAAATTGTTAAACCATTGTTTGGTGAAACAGGAGAAATGGTAACAGAGAAAATAGAAAATTATAGAACCAACATGTTAGATGGTGGAGACACAGAATATAATGCAATGGTTACAGGTAAGTATATTGAACTAGGAGGTAAAGAAGGTACTGGTATGGATATAGATTCTTTTGCAGAAAAATATTTTCCTAAGTTTGCTGATGGTGGCAGAATACAATTTGGAACAGGAACTCATTTAGATGATGACGGAAGTTTACCTATAAAACAAAAAACAAAAACAGGTCCAATTAAAGGTGGTAAGACTCCACAAATTCCAACAGAAGAATTTGAAAAATATAAAAAATATAAAAAAAATATATTAGTTAAAGCTGCTAATGGTGGCAGAATACAATTTGGTATAGGCTCCTTGGATCCTGATGCAGAATTAAGTAAAAGAGTAAAAGAACTTATGGACGACGAAGAGAATCCTTTATCATTTGGTGAAGCAGTAAAACAAGCCATGAAGGAAACAAAAAGTGACTAAAAGACTTACTAGAACAATTCCTCCGGAATCAGGGCCCATGCCTCAGGGGTTGAATATTAATTATAATGGTGTTAAACAGATAAAACTTACGGAGAAAAAATATAATGGCAGATATAGACAAAGCACTTCCAAACGAAGTCAGAAAAACAGTTAGCATTCCTGGTGAAGAAGAGATCCAAGAAGAGATTGTAGAAAACGTTCAAGCTTCACAAGAAGAACTTGGTCCCGTTGAAACAACAGAAAACGAAGATGGATCAGTAGATATAAATCTTGATCCTGCTGCTGCATCACCAGAAGGTGGAGATGAACATTATTCAAACTTAGCAGATTTTTTACCAGATGATGTACTTGGAAGATTAGCATCAGACCTTTCATCTAAATATCAAGATTATACTTCTTCAAGAAAAGATTGGGCAAGAACTTATACTCAAGGTCTAGAACTTTTAGGTTTTAAATATGATAATAGAACAGAACCTTTTGCAGGTGCTAGTGGTGCAACACATCCAGTATTAGCAGAAGCTGTTACACAGTTTCAAGCATTAGCTTATAAAGAATTACTTCCAGCTAGTGGACCAGTTAGAACACAAACCATAGGTGTATCAACTCCAGAAAAAACTCAGCAAGCAGCTAGAGTAAAAGATTTTATGAACTATGAGTTAATGGAAAAAATGAAAGAATATGAACCTGACTTTGATCAGTTATTATTTAATTTACCATTAGCAGGTTCTGCTTTTAAAAAAATATACTATGACGATATAGAACAAAGAGCAGTATCAAAGTTCGTACCAGCAGATGATTTGATTGTACCCTACACGGCTACCTCATTAGACGATGCAGAGGCAATCATCCATCGTGTAAAAATTTCTGAAAACGATTTAAGAAAACAACAAGTTGCAGGTTTCTATAAAGATATAGATATTGGAAAACCTGGAGATCAAGAAACAGATGTTGAGAAAAAAGAAAGAGAACTTGAAGGAGTAACAAGAACTGCAAACGAAGATGTTTATACATTATTAGAATGTCATACTGATTTAGACCTTGAAGGATTTGAAGATGTAAATCAAGAGACTGGTGAGCCATCAGGAATTAAAGTCCCATACATTGTAACACTTGAAGAAAATTCACGTGAAGTTTTATCTATTAGAAGAAATTATGAAGTAGGTGATTCATTAAGAAAAAAAATTAATTATTTTGTACACTTTAAATTTTTACCAGGTTTAGGTTTTTATGGTTTTGGTTTAATTCACATGATTGGTGGATTATCTAGAACTGCAACTTCTGCATTAAGACAATTGTTAGATGCAGGAACTTTATCTAATTTACCAGCAGGATTTAAAATGCGTGGTATTAGAATTAGAGATGATGCACAATCAATTCAACCAGGTGAATTTAGAGATGTAGATGCACCAGGTGGTAATTTACGAGATTCATTTATGATGCTTCCATTTAAAGAACCAAGTCAAACATTATTAAGTTTGATGGGTATCGTTGTTCAAGCAGGACAAAGATTTGCATCGATAGCAGATTTACAAGTTGGTGATGGTAATCAACAAGCAGCCGTTGGAACTACAGTAGCTCTTTTAGAAAGAGGAAGTAGAACTATGTCTGCAATTCACAAAAGAATTTACTCTGCTCTTAAACAAGAATTTAAATTACTAGCAAGAGTATTCAAATTATATCTACCTCCGGAATATCCGTATGACGTAGTTGGGGGTCAAAGAGTTGTTAAACAAACAGACTTTGATGAGAGAGTAGATATATTGCCAGTTGCAGATCCCAACATTTTTTCACAGACTCAGCGTATCTCACTTGCTCAAACTGAGTTGCAGCTGGCACAATCTAATCCAGAAATGCACAATTTGTATAATGCATATAGAAATATGTATGAAGCATTGGGTGTAAAAGATATTGATCAAGTATTAAATAAACCACAACAACCAACACCAATGGATCCTGCATTAGAACACATACAAGCTTTAAGTGGTAAAAATTTTCAAGCTTTCCCTGGTCAAGATCATAGAGCACATATGACAGCTCATTTAAATTTTATGGCAACCAACATTGCTAGAAACAATCCAATGATTATGGCAAGTTTAGAAAAAAATATTTTTGAACATATTAGTTTAATGTCTCAAGAACAAATGGAGATAGAGTTTAGAGATGAACTAATTCAATTGCAACAAATGCAACAAATGGCTCAACAGAATCCACAAATGGCTCAACAAATGCAAATGCAGATTCAACAAATGACACAAAAAATTGAAGGAAGAAAAGCGGTGTTGATTGCAGAAATGATGGAAGAATTTATGAAGGAAGAAAAAGAAATTACTTCACAATTTGATAATGATCCAATTGCAAAACTAAGAGCAAGAGAATTAGACCTTAGAGCAATGGAAAATCAACGTAGAAAAGAGCAAGATCAAGAGAGAATTAATATTGATAAAATGAAAGCTATGATGAATCAATCAAATCAAGAAGAAAAACTTGAACAAAACGAAGAATTAGCAAATTTAAGAGCTGATACTTCAATTGAAAAAACAATTTTAAGTAAAACTCTTCCAAGCACTGACTCAATGATGAAAAATCAAGGTGGTATGATGCCAAATGTAGAAATTATACGTGGTGGAAACGAATAATAATGACAAAATACTAAAAAAAGGTTAGTATAAATTAACTAAGGAGAAAAATTATGGAAAAATTAGATAAAATTGTTCAGATCAAGTCAGAAGACAAGATGAATCTTGAAATTGACCCAAGATCTAAGACAACAGCTGATGGTGCTTTCAACTACATTGCTAAAGGTGAAGAAGTTGAAGTAAGAGGTACTAAAAGAATGCTGAAAGAAAAATCTAAAAAAGCTAGATGGATCTAATATGTGGTTTTCGGCACTTAAATTAGCCGTTTCTGCTGGAAGTAAAATTTACGCTAACAAACAGAAGACTAAAATGGCAATGTCAGACGCACAGTTAATGCATGCGTCTCGTATGGCAAGTGGTGAGGAAGCTTACCAAGGTAAACTTCTAGAATCTAGAAATTCAGACTGGAAGGACGAGGCCGTTTTGATAATTTTAAGTTTGCCCATAGGAATTTTGGCGTGGGCAGTCGTAAGTGACGACCCAACAGCAATGGATAAGGTAAAATTGTTCTTTGAGATGTTCTCAGAGCTTCCGAAATGGTTCACAAATTTATGGATCCTTGTCGTGGCATCAATATATGGTATAAAGGGTACACAAATATTTAAGGGAGGAAAAAAATAATGTCAAATAGAAGATATAACACACAAACTAGAAAAGCTTTTTTATCAGGAGGTCAAGCAAAACTTGATGTTGATGGGGATGGCAAAATAACTGGTAAAGATTTTAAATTATTAAAATCAAAAAAGAAAAAACCTAAAAAACAAAAACCATCTATGATGATGGCTGCAATGAAGGGTAAAAAGTAATGGCAAAACTTTGTCCAAAAGGTAAAGCAGCAGCTAAAAGAAAATTTAAAGTATATCCTTCAGCTTATGCTAACATGTATGCATCTGGAGTTTGTTCAGGTAAAATTACACCTGGTGGTAAAAAAGGTAGTCGTAAAAAAGCTGGTAATGGTGGTTTGATGGCTGGTATGGCTAGAAAAAAAAGAGCAAGTTGTGCGTAGGAATTTTTCAGAAGGTGGTTTAAGAAAATGGGTAGCCGACAAATGGGTAGACATAGGAGCACCGAAGAAAGACGGGAAATATCAACCTTGCGGGAGAAGCAAGGGAAGCAAGAGGAAGTATCCGAAATGCGTTCCACTTGCAAAAGCCACACGGATGTCAAAAGGGCAAAAGGCGAGTGCTGTCAAACGAAAAAGAGCAGCGGGTAATCCAGGTGGTAAACCAACTAACGTAAAAACATTTGCATAATGAATTTAGAAAAAGATTTACAAAAATTAAGAAAAGAAAAAGCATTAAAAGAATCTGCTATTGCACAACTTAGAAAAAGAAGTAAAGACTCTGTAGCAAGACCTAGAGCAGAAAAAAATATATTATCAGATAACCCACAAATGCAAAAAATTTAATGGCTATTAGAAAAACAACTAAAGGACCTGGAGCTAATTATAGACCAACTAAGTCTGGTGCAGGAATGACAGCTAAAGGTGTTAAAGCATACAGAGCAGCAAATCCTGGATCAAAATTAAAGACTGCAGTAACAGGCAAAGTTAAGAAAGGTTCAGCGGCAGCTAAACGTAGAAAGTCATATTGTGCAAGATCTCTTGGACAACTTAAACGATCTTCTGCTAAGACTCAAAATGATCCTAATTCAAGAATAAGACAGGCAAGAAGAAGATGGAAATGTTAAAAGAAATAACTAAAAAACAAAAAGAAACTTTAAAAAAACACAGTAAACATCATTCTTCAAAGCATATGGCTAGTATGAAAAAAGACATGAAAAAAGGAATGTCATTTTCAAAAAGTCATAAAAAAGCTATGAAGAAAGTTGGTGTTTAAAATGTTAGATAATTTTATTTACAGGTTTTGCGGTTTAATAGATGACGCTGTTGCAAAAGTAGAGACATATGCTATTAAACTTGTTGAATGGTGTTGGCATTCAAGAGTTAATTTATTACATAAAAAAAGAAAAAATAAAAAATACAAACATTAAATGATAAATACATATAATTTATTTGCAGTGCAAATGTCACACTGTAAATTACCTTTAAATATAGATATACTTAAAAAAATTAATTCTTTTGTAGAAAATAAATATAAAGAAAATAATACTTTATCTTGTGTAAAAGGATTTCAGTTCCATGAAAATTTTAATGGAAAAAAAGAACTAAATAATTATTTAAGTACATTTTTAAAAAATACTTTTTGTTTAGAACTTGATAATACATGGTTAAATGTTTTAGGTGATCATTCTTACAACAAACCTCATTATCATCCAGGCACCACTGCTACTCACTCTGGAGTTTACTATCTTTCTAATGAAAATAACGTAATTACTTTTGTAAAAGGTTCTGAAACATTTGAAATAAAACCTAAAATTTTTGATTTATTAATTTTTCCAAATAATTTAGTTCATTATGTTTTAGCGGAAAAAAGATTAGAAAAAAGAATTTCTTATGCTTTCAATTTAATAAAATATTAATAAATAAAGGAGAAAAAGATGCAAAATGAAGAACTAGTAATACTAAATAAACTACAAAAATTCTTAAAAGAGTCTTATGTAAGTATTGGTGATAACATGATTGGTGGTGGTATTGACAATATGGAAAAATACAAGTATATGATGGGACAGGCACATGCCTATTTAAGAATATCACAGGAAATATCATCCCTGCTAAACCCTAAGAAGGAGAAAAAAAATGATGCTGAAAGACCAGAAAACGTCGTCGACTTCGAAAGTCCCAAAAGTTAAATCTGCTTTATTAGATAAATACGACGAAGATCATAAAAAAGAAGTAGACGGATATGAACGTCTAAAAATTAAAGAATCAAATAAATTACCTAGACCAACTGGATGGAGACTTTTAGTTCTACCATTTAAAATGCCAGAAAAAACTAGAGGCGGATTAATTTTAGGACAGGACACTTTAGAAAGACAACAAGTAGGTTCTACTTGTGGTTTAGTTCTTGCTATGGGGCCTGATTGTTATAATGATAAAGAAAAATTTCCTGAAGGACCTTGGTGTAAAAAAGGTGATTGGATTATTTTTGCAAGATATGCAGGATCAAGAATACAGATCGATGGTGGGGAAGTAAGATTGCTAAATGATGATGAAGTTTTAGCAAGCATCGATAACCCAGAAGATATACTTCATCAATATTAATCATAGTAACACTAGGAGGAAACTATGCCAGACTTAGAAAATAATAAAGTCGATATCGATACATCAGGGCCATCAATGGACGTCGATATAGCTGATGAAAAAGATTCAGCTGAAATACAACAACCTGAAATAAAAGAAGAACCAACAGTAAGACCTGTTGTAGATGAAACAATACCTGAAGATAAAACTCATGAAAATGAACGTGAGATTAAATTAGAAGAAAATGTTTCAGAAGAAAAACCGGAAGAAAAAAAAGATGAACTTCAGGATTATTCAGAAGGTGTTCAAAAAAGAATAGCTAAACTGACTAAAAAATGGAGAGAAGCAGAACGTCAAAAAGATGAAGCTTTAGTTTATGCTAGGTCAGTTTTAACTGAAAAAGAAAAAGCAGAACAAAAACTTTCTAAGATAGAACCAAATTTATTAAAAACTACAGAAGATAGTATTAAATCTGGTTTAGAATCTGCAAAAGCAAAATTAACTGCGGCAAGAGAAGCTGGAGATATTAATGCTGAAGTAGAAGCTCAATCTTTAATTTCTGAATATGCTTATAAACAAGTAAGATTTGTTGAAGCAAAAGCTGAACAAGAATTGTATAATCAGAAAAAACAAACAGAAGTTCAACAACCTCAAGTTAATTTACAGCAAAGACAACAAGCAGCACAAGGTACACCTGACCCAAAAGCTGAATCATGGGCTACTAAAAACTCATGGTTTGGTCAAGATTCAGCTATGACCTACACTGCTTTTGATCTTCATAAAAAATTAACAGAACAGGAGGGTTTTGATCCTCAATCTGATGAATATTATTCTGAAATAGATAGAAGAATAAGACTTGAATTTCCTCAGAAATTTGTTACAACAGAACCTACGGAAACGGCCAAGCCTGTACAGACTGTAGCTAGCGCTAAAAGAAGTACTAAAACTGGTCGCAAAACTGTGAGGCTCACACCATCACAAGTAGCAATTGCTAAAAAATTAGGTGTGCCACTCGAAGAGTATGCGAAACAATTAAATATCACGAAGGAGGTATAAGCATATGGAAAATAATAACGATAAAAGAACCTCGCGTGCGAGTCAAACTAGAGAAAAAACAGCTCATAAAAAAGTTTGGACTCCACCATCAAGTTTAGATGCACCCCCTGCACCAACAGGATTTATTCACAGATGGATAAGAGTTGAATCTATGGGATTCCAAGACACTAAGAATGTTTCTGGAAGAATTAGATCAGGATACGAGCTCGTAAGAGCTGATGAATATCCAGACTCAGAATTTCCAATTGTGGACGATGGTAAATATAAGGGAGTGATCGGAGTTGGTGGCCTTGTGCTAGCAAGGGTACCGGAAGAGATTGCGCAACAACGAGCAGACTATTATAAAAAACAGGCTGAAGATAACGTTGATGCAGTAGATAACGATCTTATGAAGGAACAGCACCCAAGTATGCCTATCAATATTGATAGACAGACTCGTGTAACTTTCGGTGGCTCAAAGAAAAGTTAATTTTTTAACAATTCCTAACCGCCGGATAAACTAATAAAATGTCTATAAGGAGGACACAACTATGGCTAATAAAGATAGCGCGTTCGGTTTAAGACCGATCGGAAAAGTTGGTCAGAATAGAGACAGCCAAGGTTTATCTGAATACTCAATAGCTGCTAATGCAACTGCGATTTATTTTAATGACGCAGTTGAAATGGCAAACACAGGGACAATTACTGTGGCCGCTGCAGCTGATGTGTTATTAGGATCACTCAATGGTGTTTTCTTTACTGATGCAACAACAAGCAAACCTACTTATGCGAATCATTTAAACGCATCCAACACTGCAACTGATATTGTTGGATTTGTATCTGATGACCCGTATGAGAGATTTGAAATACAAAGTGCTGGTACACCTGCTCAAACCAATATTGGTAATTGTGCAGATATAGTGTATGCAGCCGGTAGTTCACCAAACTTTGTTTCAGGTGTAGAAATTTCTGGAACAATGGCTGCGGGAGCTGCGCAACTAAAAATAATCGGTGTATCAAGAAATCCTGATAATGATGAACTAGGTTCAGCTAATGCTAACTTACTAGTTACTATCAACGAACACTTCTTGAAACAAACCGCAGGTATCTAAGGAGGATAACTATGGCGATATCACGAGGACAACTAGTTAAAGAACTAGAGCCAGGTTTGAATGCTTTATTCGGCCTGGAATACAAACGTTATGAGAATCAGCATGCTGAAATCTATACGACGGAATCTTCAGACAGAGCGTTTGAAGAAGAAGTTATGTTATCAGGTTTTGCAAATGCTTCAGTTAAACCTGAGGGTTCTGGCGTAAGTTTCGACAATGCACAAGAAACTTTTACAGCTAGATACACTCACGAGACTGTTGCATTAGCGTTCGCAATCACTGAAGAAGCGATTGAGGATAACCTATATGACAGACTTGCGTCTAGATATACTAAAGCACTTGCTAGATCTATGGCGAACACTAAACAAGTTAAGTCAGTGGTACCTTTAATTCAAGGTTTACCAACTAACAATAACTTCAATTCAGGTGACGGTGTTAGTTTATTTAACACAGCTCACCCTACAATTGCGGGGACTGTTGCTAATACTTTAGCAACTCAAGCTGACTTAAATGAAACATCACTAGAGCAGTCTTTAATCGACATTGCTTCAATGACAGACGAAAGAGGTCTGAAAATTGCTGCAAGAGGTGTTAAAATGATTGTACCTAGCGAAAACCAGTTCAATGCTGAAAGACTTATGAAGTCTCAAGGAAGAACTGGAACTGCAGATAATGACATTAACGCTATTGCGTCAATGGGAATGGTTCCTCAAGGTTACAGAGTGAACAATTTCTTAACTGACCCAGATGCGTTTTACATTATCACTGACGTGCCAAATGGTATGAAGTACTTTGACAGAGCCCCAATTAAAACGGCTATGGAAGGTGACTTTGATACTGGTAACGTAAGATACAAAGCTAGAGAAAGATACTCTTTTGGAGTTTCTGACTATAGAGGTATCTTCGGTGTTGAAGGTGTTTAATCACTAATTAAAATATTTGAGGCGGACATAGTTCCGCCTCATTTAGAAAGTAAGATAACAAATCCATGAAAAAATTTATAGTTACCATAAATGCTTACGATCATTACGCAAAATTTAAAGTTTTATCTGAGGATAATTCAATTTCCCTCGAACAGGCCATAGTTGACAAACTAGGAGAAAATGTTATAAAATGGGAATATATCGGAGCTAAAGTATTTGCTTCTGATAAACATAGAATAACCTATGAGGAGGTTATAGATGATACAAGACCTATACAAAGCAAAAAGGTCCTTGGAGTTGAAGTGGGAACAGGAGCATCTGTCTAACGATAGATACACTCTTGAGATGGTTAGAATTGACGATAAAGTCAAAAAAATCATTACAGATATTAAGCTTGAAGAAGCTAAAATTGCCCATAGACAGAACACAATTGAAGGTTCTGCTCCTGAAGTTTCAGTAGCTACTTAATCAAAAGCTACATCGTTGGAATAATTCCACTCCACACTGTAGGACTTCTTGCACTCTACTCAAAACTAGTGTATAAAAAAATAACTATACATAAATTAATATTTTACATAGACGCAGTATAGTCGACAGCCTAGAGACTATGTAAAATTTAACTAGGAGAAATATCATGGCAAATACTACATTTACAGGACCAGTAAGATCGGAAAACGGTTTTCAGTCTATAGTAAAAAACACAACAACTGGTGTAATTACACCTAACTACCTAAACGTAAAATTTGATTTTGTTGGAATGACTCACGCTGCAGTTGCTGCAGGAGCTGGAGTTGCTCTACCTGCAGAACAAGTTAGTACGGTAAACTTTACAGGCGCAGCAGCTTGTTCAATGGTTTTACCTGCAGCTGTAGCAGGAACAAGAATAGCTTACGTTCAAAGTGTAGACACTACTGGTGGAACAAACACTTTAACTTTTGATGCACTAGGAACTGATGCATGGGTTACAGGAAGTTTAATTGAAACTAGAGCAGCTGATGCCGTGTCTTATGATACATCAACAGCAGGTGAAGGTTCTTTAGTTTTCACTGCAGCTAATGCAGCTACAAACTTTCTTACAATTGGATGTATTGTATATTTTTCTTGTACAGAAAATGGCTTATGGCATGTAGGTCTTGACTCGTCTAAAGATCCTTTAGCAGTTAAAGGCGCATTTGCTTGGGCAGCGTAATAAATAATTAGTGTGGGGCTTCGGCCCCACATAAATATTTAAGGAGAATTAAATATGAGATCAGATGTAAAAGCGATTCAAATAACAGGTGCAGGTGCAGTGTTTGGTGGAAGAACAAGACTAAGAGGAATTATTCTTTCCAATACAACAACTACAACAACCACAGGATCAATAACTTTACAAGATATCAGCGGAACTCAATTTACTGCAGAGGTTCCTCCAGGAGATGTTTTTACTTTTAATATGCCTGAAGATGGAATTTTATTTAAATCTGGAATGACTTGTAGTGCTATCACTAGTGCTAAATCAACCGTGTTAATAGATAAATAAGGAGACAAAATGGATTCAGATCAAAAGGTATTAAACTTAACAACAGTAGGAGCTGATACTTTAGGTAGAGTAGGTAGAGCTAGAATTACTTCTATTCAAGGATTAGGTATAGCAGCATCTACAATTATTTTTTATGATTCAGCAGATGCTTCATCACCAGGAACAGCAGTAGCTACATATAAATATGGTACTGAAGGATTAGAAGTTTATATTCCAGGAGATGGAATTTTATTTAAATCTGGAATTGTTTTTAATTTAGCAGGAGCAGGTGGAAGCATTACGGTAACTATAACAGGAGCTTAATGGCAACTTCACTAACTACAGTCTTTGAAAAAAATTTTGCTATTGATGATATAATCACTGAAGCTTATGAAAGACTAGGAAGATTTGATTACTCAGGTAATGATATAAAATCTGCAAGACGTTCTTTAAATATTATGTTTCAAGAATGGGCAAATAGAGGTTTGCATTTTTGGGAAGTTGGAAATAATGATATTACATTAGTTAATGGTCAAAATGTTTATACAATGTTTAGATCAACATCTGATGGAACATCAGATGCGACAGCAATATATGGTGTCGATGATATATTAGAAGCAGTTTATAGAAATAACACTTCAACAGATTTTCCATTAACAAAAATAAATAGATCTGCATATCAAGGTCTTTCAAATAAAACAAATACAGGAACTCCTACACAATATTTTGTACAAAGATTTATTGATAAAGTAACTATTACTTTATACTTAACTCCAGGTGCCTCTGAAGCCGGAAACAAACTTAATTTTTATTTTGTAAAAAGAATTCAAGATGCAGGAGCCTACACTAATGAAGCTGATGTACCTTATAGATTTGTACCATGTATGTGTTCAGGTTTAGCTTATTATCTTTCTCAAAAAATAAAACCAGAACTTACACAACAAATGAAATTATTATATGAAGATGAATTAAAAAGAGCATTAGAAGAAGATGGTTCACCTGCAAGTTCTTTTATAACTCCAAGAACATATTATGAAGGATTATAATGTCTAATTTATCTAGAGGAAAATATGCACAATTTATATCTGATCGTTCTGGTCAAGCATTTCCATATACGGAAATGGTTATTGAATGGAATGGTGCACGTGTACATACATCAGAATTTGAAAAAAAACATCCACAACTAGATCCAAAACCAACTACTGCAGATTCACAAGGTTTAAGAAATGCAAGACCACAAACTTTTACACTTGCTTCTGGTGGAGGTGGTGGAATAGCTGTAGATTTAACCTTGCCAGCACCCTTTTCTTTTAGTACAAATCCAAATAGTATGGTCCCTGAAAATGGAAGTATAACTAATTCAAAAAGAGAAGCACATCTTAATTTAGGAACAGTAACGGTAACAACATAATGACATATTCAGAATTAATACAAAAAATTAGAGATTATACAGAAGTAGATGCAAATGTTTTGACATCTACTATTATTGATGGAATTATTAATGATGCTGAATTTAGAATATATAGAGATGTAGATTCAGACAATAATAAAAGATATGCAACAACTAATTTAATTACTAGTAATAGATTTATTTCTAGACCATCAGGTTTATTAGTTGTTAGATCAGCTCAAATAGTAGATTCTTCTGGCGTAGGTGCTTCAAATAATAGAGAATTTTTAGAGTTTAGAGATACTAGTTTTATGTCAGAATTTAATCCTACTGGAGCTACAGGAGTACCTAAATATTATGGTATGTGGGATGCAGAAAAAATAGTAGTAGCACCTACGCCAAATGCTACTTACACAATTCAGTTAAACTATATCTTGAAAGATCCTGGTTTATCTGCTACAAATACTACTACATACATAAGCCAAAATTTTCCCAATGGTTTATTGTATGCATGCTTAACTGAAGCATTTTCTTTTTTAAAGGGGCCAAATGATCTCTTGCAATTATACGAAGGAAAGTATAAACAAGTATTAGAAGGCTTCTCAATAGAACAAATGGGAAGAAGACGACGAGATGAATATCAATCAGGTGTTCCTCGAGTCGGCGGAAAATAACTAAGGAGAAAACTATGGCTATAACACAAGCGATCGCGAATGCTTTCAAAAAACAATTACTAGAAGGTGATGCAAATTTTAAATCATCTGGTGGTGATGTTTTTAAACTAGCTCTTTACACTTCTGCAGCAACTCTAAACTCAACTACAACTGCGTACGCTACTAACCCAGGAGGCGGCTCTAATACTGAGGTTGCTAACACTGGTACTTACGCAGCAGGTGGAGATCCATTAACAGGTCAAACTACAAACATCGGAACCGGTACAGGTAAAGGTGTTGCATTTGTTGACTTTGCTAATTTATCTTTCACAGGTGTAACGTTGACAGCTAGAGGTGCATTAATCTATAACACATCTTCTGCAGTTACTAATGCAGCAGTTGCAGTTTTAGATTTTGGAAGTGATAAAACAGCTACATCAGGAACTTTTACAATTCAGTTTCCGGCAGCAACGACAGCAGCAGCTATATTAAGAATATCTGGTTAAGGAGAATTAAATGGCATTAGTCGTAAATGATAGAGTTAAAGAAACCTCTACCACTACAGGTACGGGTACACTTACTCTTGCAGGAGCAGTAACAGGTTTTGAAACTTTTTCATCAGCGATTGGAAATAGTAATACAACTTACTATGCAATCGTTGCTCAAAATGGTGCGTTTGAAGTAGGATTAGGTACAGTATCAGCCGGAGCTTTGGCTAGAACTACTATTATATCTTCATCAAACAGTGATAACGCAGTGAGTTTGCCTTCAGGCACTAAAGATGTTTTCTGTACATTACCAGCTAGCAAGTCTGTAATAGAAGATGCAAATAATCATGTAACTTTACCACATGATTTATTTATTGAAGGTGGTCTTATTGATCTTAAAAATGATGGTGGTGCTGTATCACAGATTAAACTTTATTGTGAGTCTAGTAACGCTCACGCACAGACACTTATTGGAGCACCTCACTCAGAATCCGCAACTAACACTTTAACATTACCAAGTAGTGGTGGTGACTCAAAACTAGTTTCAGCAACTTCAACTGCTACACTAACAAATAAAACTTTAACAAGTCCAGTTTTAAATTCCACGATAAGTGGAACTTCAATTAAAGATGAAGATAATATGTCATCTGACAGTGCTAGTCACTTAGCAACACAGCAATCAATTAAAGCATACGTAGATACAGAAGTAGCTTCAATTCCAGTAGGAGATATAACTTCTGTTGTAGCAGGTACTAATTTATCAGGTGGTGGAACAACAGGAGATGTTACACTAAATTTAGCTGACGCTTCTACATCTGCTAAAGGAGCTGCATCATTTAGTTCAGATAACTTTTCTGCTAGTTCTGGCGCAATAACAATTAAAGATTTAGGAGTAGCAACAGCAGAAATTCAAGACGATGCAATTACTTTAGCTAAAATGGCACCAGGTACAGATGGTAATATTATTTCTTATGACGCTTCAGGAAATCCAGTTGCGATAGCAACAGGGAGTGCAGGACAGGTTTTAACAAGTGCAGGTGCGGGATCAGAACCATCTTTTCAAACACCTACAGTTGGAGATATTACAGCAGTTACAGCTGGAACAAATTTAACAGGCGGTGGATCTTCAGGAGATGTTACATTAAATTTAGCAGATGCTTCTACGTCTGCCAAAGGAGCTGCCTCATTTAGCTCAGACAACTTTGCAGCTAGCTCTGGTGCAATAACAATTAAAGATGCAGGAGTAGCAACAGCAGAAATTCAAGACGATGCAGTAACGACAGCCAAGATAGCAGATTCTAATGTGACACTTGCCAAAATGGCAGCGAACAGTGTAGACAGTAATCAATACGTTGACGGTTCAATAGACACAGCTCACATTGCAAATTCTCAAATTACGAACGCTCTAATGGCAGACAACGCTATAGACACAGCTGAGATTGCTGCGAGTGCAGTTGAGACAGCAAAAATAAATGATGATGCAGTTACACTAGCCAAAATGGCTCCAGGAACAGATGGTAACTTAATTACTTATGACACATCCGGAAACCCAGCAGCAGTAGCGACAGGAAACTCAGGACAAGTTTTAACTTCAGCGGGAGCTGGAGCAGTACCTTCCTTTCAAACTATTGCAGCAGCAGCAATTACTTCTACTGCAAATGGAGCAAATAATAGAATAGCAACTTATTCTGATGCAGATAGTTTAAATGGTGAAGCTAATTTAACTTTTGATGGTTCTACTTTAACTGTAACTGGTGCTATAGTTCCAGGAACAAATGATACTTACGATTTAGGTGCATCAGGTAATGTTTGGAGAGATATATACACTGGTGACTTACACTTAACTAATGAAGCAAAATCAGAAGGTAACGCAGTTGATGGTACAAAAGGTAATTGGACTATTCAAGAGGGTGAAGAAAGTTTATTTATTTTAAATAACAAATCAGGTAAAAAATACAGATTTAAATTAGAAGAGATGTAGTTCCATGGCTTTGGGAATTACCGCATATTCAGAGGCAGCTTTTAGTTCTGATGCTTCAGATACAATTGCATATCCATCAGGGATTCAATTAACAGCACAAGAAAATTCACTTATTAATACAGGCGATGCTAACGTATCTGTATCAGGTCAACCAATGGTTGGTACAACAGGTACTGTTGTTACTGATGCAGGGGCTTTTATAGATGTAACAGGGCAAGCTTTAACTAATACTTTAGGAACTACAACTGAAACAACTGCTAATTCTGATGTACCTGTAACAGGTTTTGATTTAACTGCTAATGTAAATAATCTTACACAAGACACATTAACAACTTTTGCTCAAGCACCTTTTGCTACATTGAGCCCTTCTACATTTAATATTCCTGTTGGAGTAGAAGCTACAGTTGGTGGAATCGTAGGAACATTCCCTCTTCCTATGTCACTTGGTAATATTGCACAGGTTACAGGAGATAGTATTGTTTCGTTAACAGGGTTCTCATTAACAATTCAAGAAAACAATGTGTTATCTCCTGGAGATGCTAATGCTGCAGCTACCGGTTTTTCATTACCTATGGTTCAAGGTACTGTTCAAGCGTTTACTGATGTTGTAACAGATGTAACAGGAATTGGATCTAATATAAATTTAGGAAGTGCTGTTGCTTTTATTGATGTAGATGTTTCAGTTACTGGTCAAGCAATGACTATGCAAGAAAATTCTGCAACAGTCACTGGAGATGCTAGTGTTACTCAAACAGGTATTGCTATGACAGCTGCTCTTGGTACAGCAGTTGCAGATGCAAATAGTTTAATAGATGTGACTGGTCAAGCAATGACTATGCAGGAGGGAACTGCAACAGCACCAGATTCGTTAGCTATATTAACAGGAATACCTATGACTATGGCTCAAGGAAATGATATTACGTTTACATTATGGAGTGAAGTTGATACAGACGGTGCTCCTATCGAACCTCCGGGTTGGAAAGAAGTAGCTTGATTTTAAGTAAAAATAGAATAAAATTAAATATTAAGGAATTAAAATATGCCAAATTCAACATCAGCTAGTTTAAAATTAACAGTTCAAGCAACTGGAGAAAATTCAGGAACTTGGGGACAAATAACTAATACTAACCTTTTAGTTTTAGAACAAGCAATTGGTGGTTATGAAGCAGTTGGAATTACTTCAGGTGCAACATTAGCTTTTACAGGTAGTGCAGTATCAAATGGTAAAAACCAAGTATTAAAATTAACAGGGACTATATCAGGAAATGTTAATGTAGTAATTCCTGATTCTATTGAAAAAACTTATATCGTAGAAAATGCAACAACAGGAGCACATACAGTAACTTTTAAAACTAGTTCTGGAACAGGTGTTACTTGGGGCACAGCTGATAAAGGTAAAAAAATATTATATTCTGATGGAACTAATGTTTTAGAAGCTTTAAGTTCAACAGGAGCTTTAAGAGTTTCAGGCCACATTTTACCTGGAGCTAATGACACATATGATTTAGGAGCTTCTGGAAATGTATTTAGAGACATATATACAGGTGACTTACATCTTACTAATAAGTTTAAAGAAAAAGGTAATATAGTAGATGGAACTAAAGGAAATTGGACTTTACAAGAAGGTGAAAATGATATATTTATGATTAATAATATATCTGGTGATAAATTTAAAATTAAACTAGATAAGGTAAAAGGAGATTTATAATGGCATTATACTCAGGCGGAACGGAAATGATTAATGGTGGATCGCTTCTTGTAGGAGGTATCCCAACAGGAACAGTAGTTCCTTGGACAAAATCAAGTGTAGCAACAGGTTTTTTAGAATGTGATGGATCAGCAGTTTCAAGATCAACTTACTCAGCTTTATATGCAGTTATAGGTACAACTTATGGTGCAGGTAATGGTTCATCTACTTTTAATGTACCGGATTTACAAGACGAAGTTGTTGTAGGTAAATCTGGAAGTAAAGCTTTAGCATCTACTGGTGGAGCAAATACTACTCCAGTGACCGCTGCTGGTAGTGTATCTACAAATACAAATACAAACATTAACGTTACAGGAAACGTTGCAGGTTCAACCGCCAATGCAGCTTTATCAACTCCACAGTTAGCTTCTCACTCACACACTTTTCCAGAGCTTTCTAACCAAGGACAAGGTGGAGGAACTCGATACATAATAAACAGACAGTATGGTCCTCAATCAAATTATGGTACAAGTAACACAGGTTCAGGTGGTTCACACTCTCACAATATGAGTGCAAACTTTAGTGGTAGTGGTAATGCCTCTAGTTCAAGTTCAAGTAACTTTAGTGGTAGCGCAGTTAATCCGTCTATTCTACAACCTTATTTAACATTAATTTATATTATAAAAACTTAGGAGAAAAATGGCAGCAAAAGGAAATTGGACAATAGTATTCGAAGACAAATGTATAATTAAAAATTACGCAGAAGGTGCTAGTGAAGGTATTGGATATGTTATATCTGATGATTCTTTTTGGTCTGATTCTAAATTTTCAAATATATGGGCTATTCAATATGGAACATCTACACCTACTGATGAAGTAGAGTACAGAGACGAAACTCAACATACAACTTATGCAGATGCTAATTTAGGAGACATAAGTCAATTTTCTTCTAGATGGGATGTAGTTCATTTATCTAAATTACAATCTGATTGGGATAATGACAATGTTGAAGATGAAACTGAAGCTGAAAAAATTGCTAGATTAGGTGCAAGACCTACTTCTTATTCTTCTTAATATATTTATTATTAAAATCAAATAAATTATCTAATCTTAAATCAATATTAAATATTAAACTATATCTATTATTTTCTCCTTTGTAAGGATCAAATCCATGTGATATTTCTGGTGGAAATATATAATAATCTCCAGGTTTAGGAGTTATTTTTAAATTTAATTCAGGCAATATTAAATCACAACCTTTAGTTAAATATAAAATACCATGATAACAAGGATGAGAATGATAATTTAAACTATCTCCTGGTTTTATTTCATTTCCCCAAGCGTCTCTAATATATCTTTTTTCTAAAAAATATTCAAATAATTCAGGTTGAGTAGTTTGATATTTATTAATTAAATAAGTTATAAAATTATTAAATTCAGGTTTATCTAAAAAATAATGCCAATCTGTCATTCCACCTTTTACATTACTATAGTTTTCCATTTTAGGATCTAAATTAGATTTTATAGCTACTATAAAATTGTGAATTATTTCAGGGTATGGATAATTACCAAAAATTATATTTACCGTTTTAGGATAAGTTATTGATATGGAATTATTAATAGTGTTTGTTTTAAAACTTTTAATAGAACTTATCATGGTTTAAGTTTTATCCAAGAAGTTAAGATATATTTTTCACCAGATATCGGTGGATTACCTCTGTGCACATAAGGAAAACTTGCAGGCCATATAACTATTCTACCTTTTTTTGGTTTTACTCTTTTTGAAAAATGTAAAAATTCTGTTTCTCCTCCTTCTTTGACATCGTTTAAATAGATAGTAAAAACAAAAGCTCTTTCAGCATTTTCTTGAAGTCCGTGTTCTACATGCCAAACATGATACCCTTCAGTAGGCAAAGTTTTTTGTACTTTTAAATCAGTATAATGATAATCTACACCAAAACTTTCCATTGCTCCTGTAGTATCTGAATAATGTTTAAAGGCCATATCATAATTAACTATCATAGTTTTAAACTCTTCCCACCACACACTCATATTATCTTTGTTTGCAAAAAATTGATTATCTTTTTTAGTTAATGAAGGAGAGTTTTCAAATTTTAATCTATCTAAAGTGTTATTAAATTTGTGTTGGTTATCAAACATTTTTATAGCTCTATCACATTCTTCGGGTAAAATGTAATTATCATATACGCCTATAAAATTTTCTATCTTATGTGTTCTTTCAACCGTTTTTGTATTTTTTTTTATTTTCATATTTGTCTCCCTGTATTTTTTAAAAAATTATCATAAGCATGGTTTGTATAAGGACCCTTTTGATTTACATAATGAAAGAATACTTGCGCCATACCTTCTCCTTTATATATACCAGGACGACCATGTTTTTGTTCACAACCAGCATATAATAAACCTTCTCCCTCTTCTAATTCTATTTTTTCTCCTTCAATTATTAAAGGCCAATTATCATATTTTTTTATACACACCGTAACACTTACTTCACAAGAAGGTCTATCTGTATGTTGTTTTAAATCTGCACCTAATACATAATATCTCCAATACGTAAAAGTAGGAAACAATTTTAAATTAGATTCTTTTTCAACTAAAGGTAATTTATTATCCAACAGACTCATCATTAGTGGATCATTATACCAAGAAGGTGAAAAAGATTGTGGATCTATTGTGTAATCTTTATTTGAATCTAATTTGTTATAACAATACTTTTGAAGTACTTGCAATTCTTCTTTTAAAAAGAAATTTTTTATTAATTTATAATCTACTGTAGCCATGCCACTATACTATACCTTGTTCCTTTCGTAATAGGTTCAATACCATGAGAATACATAAAATTACTTGGAAAAAATACAATTGAACCTTTATCTAATTTTAATCTTTTAATTTCATTATCTTTTTGATCTGTAAATATTAAGTCTCCACCCTTATAACTATCATTTAAATTCATAATAACACTTAGCGATCTTGTTGTAGTACTAAAATGATCAGTATGGTTTTCATATTTACCACCAACTGTGTATTTTAATAAATCTATTTGATTAATTTTATTACTATCCATTTTAGGAAATTTTGCTTTGTAGTAAAAATAAAGTCTTTCTATTTCTGTTTTTATAATATTCCAATAAAAAGTATTTGTAGGAGTATCAAAATTTAAATGATAACCTTTTACATTTCTAACGTTTTTATCTAAAGCTAATCTAACCTCTAAATTTTTATTAGCTTTTTTATCTGCTAAAGGGATAATTTTATCTATAAATTCATCTGAGATTACTTTTTTTATCTCAACAATTGCTTCTAAATGATCCATTATTATGTTACTTTCATTCTCTGTAAAACTAATATATAAGCTATTATATGCTACAAAAATTAAATTTCAAGCCTGGTTTTAATAAACAAGTAACAGAATCTGGTGCAGAATCACAATGGGTCGATGGAGATTTTGTTAGATTTAGATACGGATTACCTGAAAAAATAGGTGGTTGGTCGCAGCTAACTACAAGTAATAATACTTTACCTGGAGTAGCAAGAGCACAACATACTTTTACATCTATAGCAGGAGAAAAATATGCGGCTATAGGAACATCTCAGGGTTTATTTTTATATTACGAACAACAGTTTTATGATATTAGTCCATTAGCTACAGCTATTACTGGAGCTACATTTACTTCAGTGTCAGGTTCTCCTACTGTCACAGTTAATAAATCAGCACATGGATTACTAGATGGAAGATATGTAACTTTTTCATCCGTTACTGTTCCAACAGGTTCAGGTTATGCAACAGCAGATTTTACAGGTAATACTTTTGAAGTTAAAAATAAAACTGCAAGCACTTTTGAAATTACTATGCCTACAAACTCAGGAGGTAGTTCTACAGGTACAGGATCTGCAAGTATTGATCCATATGAATTAGTTGGTCCAACATTTCAAACTGCAGGTTTAGGTTGGGGAACGTCTACTTGGGGTTCAAGTACATGGGGAACTGCAAGTGCTACTAGTAATGTAATTCTAGATCCAGGTTTATGGTCCTTAGATAATTTTGGTCAAATACTAACTGCAACAATTCACAATGGTAAAACTTTTACTTGGAATGCAGGAGTATCATCTCCAAGAGATAATAGAGCAACAGTTATGACTGGTGCACCAACTACATCGAGACTAACGCAAGTTTCTGATAGAGACAGGCATGTATTTCATTTTGGAACTGAAACTACTATTGGAGATCCAAATACACAAGATCCAATGTTTATAAGATTTTCTGATCAAGAAGATTTTAATACATATACTCCAACAGCAATAAATACAGCAGGAACTTTTAGAGTTGATAAAGGTAATGAAATTATTGGAGCTGTTTCAGGTAAAGACTATACTTTAGTTTTAACTGATAGCTCTGCTTACGTTATTCAATTTGTGGGTCCTCCATTTACTTTTTCTGTAAGACAAGTAGGTACAAACTGCGGATTAATTGGTCAAAATGCATTAAGTTATTCTAATGGTGTTGTGTTTTGGATGTCAGGTGAAGGTGGATTTTTTATGTATGATGGTACTGTAAAAGCTTTACCATGTCTTGTTGAAGATTTTGTATTTACAACAGGAGGAGATAACTTAGGAATAAATTATAATTCTAGTCAACTTATATATTGTGAACATAATAGTTTATATAATGAAATTAATTGGTTCTATCCTGCATCAAATTCAGAACAAATTAATAGATGTGTAGTTTTTAACTATGGAGAAAATGTTTGGACAACTTCTTCTCTAGCGAGAAGTTCATATGCTGATCAAGGTGTATATCAATTACCTTATGCAACAGAATATAATAAAACAGCTTTACCTAATTTTCCCATACAAGGAATTACAGCAACCTATGGAGCAACAACTTACTATGCTCAAGAAACCGGAACCGATCAAATTAATAGTAGTGGTACTACTTCTATTAATGCTTTTATACAATCTGGAGATTTTGATATTACAGCTAGAAAAGGAATGATGGGAACATCTACTGGTAGTATAGATTATAGAGGTGATGGAGAATTTTTTATGTCAGTTAAAAGATTTATACCTGACTTTCAATTATTAGAAGGCAACTCTAAAATTACTTTGTTGTTAAATGATTACCCAAATAATACTGCATCAAGTTCACCTCTTGGACCCTTTACAATTACACCAACAACTGATAAAATAGATACTAGAGCAAGAGGAAGATTAGTAGCTCTTAAAATAGAAAATGATGCTGTAGGTGAAACTTGGCGTTATGGTACATTGAGACTAGATGCAAAACCAGATGGTAGAAGATAATGGCTAAAATAACTGCATATATACCTGAACCCAAAGAAGAATATGAAGTCAATAATCAAAGACAAATTCTTCAATCAATAGATACTATTAAAAATGAATTAAATTTTTCTTTTCAAAATGACTTGAAAGAAGAGCAAGATATATTTAATTACTTTATATCATGACAATACAATATAAAAATCAAGGTTTTAAACAATCTGATACAAGCAAAACTACAGTTCTTACTTGTCCTACTAATGGGGCAATCATAGTTAAAAGTATTTATTGTGCAAATAACGATGCATCATCAGCTATTGTAGTCAACATGAATTTTGTTGACTCATCAGATTCTAGCACTGAGTATGAGTTTTTTAGAGATGATGTAGCAGCTAAGTCACAAGTAAATGCCTCGCCTCAGGGCTTGAATTTAGAAGCAGGAGATGCTATAACAGTAACAGCAGCTACAGGCAGTAGTAAAATACAAGGCCTGATAAGTTATGCTTTAATAGATAGGTCGCAACAAAATGGATGATGATATATTAAAAATAAATTGTACAACAACAATAGTTCTAAGAAATACTAGAACTAATAAAGTATATAAAGATGAAACAGAGAAAGAAGCTGATATAGCTGACCCTAATACTGAAACAGTAGCAGAACATATTGCACAAGATCTTACAGTAGTAGTGTCACCGAAAGGATTAAATCTTTTACAGAAAGCTATGACTAAAGACAATGATGAATCAAAACCCTAGAGGCGGGACAGAACTTCAATTTGAATATTTAAGAAAACACGTAGAACCTAGTTTATTAAATCAAGTAGAGATATGCACATCTGTTCCAGAAAAAATACCACTTCATTCAACTAAGCTAAATATACTTTGGCAAAAAAATTCATGGGATCAACCTAATCTAATTAATTGGTTTAAAGATAAATCTAATCACGATAAATATGATTGGTATGTATTTAACTCTAATTGGAACTTTGAACAATTTACAAAACGTTTTGAGTTACCAACAAAAAAATGTCTTGTAATTAAAAATGGTATAGAAGATATAGAACCAGTGATTACTACATACAAACAAGGTGACCCAATAAAAATTATACATCACTGCACACCTTGGAGAGGTTTATCTGTATTGTTAGGTGCAATGCAATTAATTAAAAATCCATTAATTAGTTTAGATGTTTATTCTTCTTGTGAAGTATATGGAAAAGATTTTGCAGAAGTTAATGACAAACATTATCAAAGTTTATATAATCAAGCTAAACAATTATCTAATGTAAATTACATTGGTTACAAACCAAATGAATACATTAAACAGAATTTAAAAGATTATCGATTATTTGTATATCCAAGTATTTGGGAAGAGACATCTTGTATATCATTATTAGAATCTATGTCAGCAGGTTTATATTGTATCACAACTAATTTTGGTGCTATATATGAAACAGGTGCAGAGTTTCCAATGTATATACCTTACTCTAATGATTATAAAAATTTAGCTAGAAAGTTTGCTGCAGCTATAGAATCTTCTGTAGATATGCTTCATGATTCAAGCATCCAGGATCATTTAAAAATGCAACAAAAATATGTAAATAAATTTTATAACTGGGAAGTAAAAGGACAAGCATGGACAAGATTTTTAAGAGGAGCGATAAATGGAAAATAATAAACCAATATGGTTTTCTGAAAAAAAAGAAACAAACGTTAATTCAAATACTTATCAAACCGAAAAAATAGAACAAGTAGATTCAAACGTTAAAAATATTAATATAGGTGCAATGTTGGACAATCCAATAGCTAAAATAATGGTTTGTACTCCTTGTCATAGTGAAGTATCTATGCATTACACTCAAGCTGTTTTAATGTTTCAACAAAAGTGTATGCAACAAGGTATACTAGTTAGCTTTACATTATTAAAATCTTCATTAGTTACTCAAGGTAGAAATTTATGTGTAGCTGAATTTTTAAATCACAAGGATCACTATGATTATTTATTATTTATTGACTCCGATATTGATTTTCAATCAAACACTATATTTAAAATGATTGGAGCAGACAAAGATATTATTTCTTGTCCCTATCCAATGAAAACATTTGATACAGATAAGATGTGGAAAACAATAAAAGAAACAAATATAGTTAAAACAAAAAATGATTTGTTAAAAGCAGGTCATGTATTTCCATTAAAAATAGGAAATAATGAATTAAAAATGGAACATGGTGTTATTAAAGTAACTCATGCTCCTACAGGATGTATGTTAATTAAAAGAGAAGTTATTGAAAAAATGATTAAACACCATCCAGAATTAGAGATATATCAACCAACTATTGTAAATGGTGAAGAAGTTAAAAAAGATAATATGTTTAATTTATTCGATACATTACATGATATAGAAACTAAAAGGTACTTTGGTGAAGATTTTGGTTTTTGTCAAAGATGGGGTGATATGGGAGGAGAAATTTATATATACGCTTTAGATAACATAACTCACGTCGGTGATCATCAATATTGTGGTCGATTTTATGATCTATTAGAGAGCGCAAAATCTGTTGACGATAGTGAAAAAATAAAATAAAGTATAGTATTTACAGGATTCTAAGCCTGCTTAACAGTATAAATATATTTAAATTATGGCAGTAAACAGATCATTAATGGAACGTCAATTGTATCAACAAGGGGGTGGAGCTATTTATCCAAGGATAGATGGGTTAAGCTCAGGTATATCTTCAGCTGAACAACAATTACAACAAATTAATCAATCTATTGATCAAGTACAATCTACCTTAGGTGATAGTGATCAAGGTATTTTCCAGGGAAACATGACACCAGTTATACCAGGGAGGGGTGGAGCAATAGGTTCAATATCTCCTAATTTACCAAGACCAATGGTACCACCAGAACAAGGTGGTGGTTTAATGTCAGGTTTTGCAGATTTTGCAAAAAAAACTTATGGCGATGGTCCTTTTTTATCAACAGCAGATAGTAGATCATACACATTACCAGATGGTACAACTGGATCAGGAAGTTCTACATCTATAGGAAGAATTAATGCTTATCTAGAATCAATAGGTTCACCAGGAGTAACTTTTAATAATAATTTTTCTGGTGGTATGCCTTTACAAAAACAGAGCGGCGGAGGAATGTTAGGTGCGTATAGAAACATGGCAGCGAATGGTGGTCTTATGAATATTGTGCCTAGAGAACAATATGGTTTAGGTAGCTTTTTAAAAAAAGCTGTTAAAGGTGTTACTGGTGCTGTTAAAAAAGTAGTTAAATCACCTTTAGGTTTGGCAGCTTTGGGTTTAGGTGTTAATGCATTTGGATTACCTTTTGGTGGTGCAGGTAAAGGTTTTTTAGGTAATATGTTTTCAGGAGGTATTCCTGGTTTTAGCACAGTTAAAAATTTTTTAGGTGGTGACAAAACATTAGGTAAAACTTTAGGAGTTATGGCTGGTGGTAGTTTATTAGGTGGACTATTAACTCAAGCAGAAGAAACAGGTGATGTTGACGGAATTACAAGAAACATTGGCGCATTAAGATCTAAATTAACTAATGCATATAAAAATCAAAAAACATTTGTAAGTGAAGCAGATGAAGATGCAGCTATTGCTGCTCAGGTAGAAATAGATTTATCAGAGTATAATAAAGATATGGCTAGAGGAATGGCTAATGGTGGCAGAATAGGTTATGCTTTAGGTAGTCCTGAACAAAATGCTATAAAAGCAGCCGGCATCATGAATCTACCATTAAATCAAAATCCTGCGGGGGTTACAGAATTAGATCTTAGAGAAACAGGTGGATTTATTCCTCCAGTTGGTGTAAAAGAAAAAGCAGATGATATTCCAGCAATGTTAGCAAATAATGAATTTGTAATGACAGCAGATGCTGTAAGAGAATTTGGAGATGGTAATGTTAATAAAGGTGCACAACGTATGTATGATATGATGAAACAATTAGAAAAAAACGGTAGGAAAGCATAATGGCTGAAGTATCAACAGTAGTAAATGCTCCACCGGAGTTTATAGAAGCAGCTGCAAAGCCTTATATAACTCAACTACAACAAGCAACCGGTAATTTATCACAAGCAAATTTAGGAAATGTTTATGGCTCACAATTTGTAGCAGGACTTGATCCACTACAACAACAAGCTCAACAATTAGCTCAACAAGGTATAGGTGGTTATCAACCATTTTTAACTTCAGCTGGTGCTTTACAAGGTCAAGCACAACAAGCAGCTGGACAAGCAGGTACGTTAGCTGGGCAAGCAGGACAATTTGTTGGACCTCAAGCTTACCAACAATTTATGTCTCCTTATCAACAAGATGTAATTAATGCATCTTTAAAAGAATTTGACACACAAGCAGCAAAAGGTTTACCAACATTAGCAGCGCAAGCAGTTAATGCAGGTGCTTTTGGTGGTGGACGTGAAGGGGTACAAAGAGCAGAATATCAACAATCAAGTGATAGAAACAGAGCAGCATTACAAGCACAATTATTACAACAAGGTTTTGGTCAAGCACAACAAGCAGCTGGTCAAGCCTTTAACCAACAACAAGCTTTAGCTAATCAACAATTAGGATTAGGTCAAGCATATTCAGGATTAGGTCAACAACAATTAGGTTTAGGTTCAGCTCAACAAGGTTTCTTAGGTCAAGACGTAGGAGCACTAAGTACTTTAGGTGCACAGAATCAAGGTGTATCTCAAGCACAATTATCAGCACAACAACAACTAGCTCAACAACAGTTAATGCAACCACTTCAGGCTACACAGGCTCTGGGTTCAGGGATCACTTCATTAATAGCAGGTTACCCTGGTGGAACTCAAACTCAAATGCAGCCATCTCCAACAGCTTTACAAACTGGAGTAGGAGTAGGTGCTACACTAGCTGGTTTATATAGAGCGTTTCCAAGGTAATTAATATGAGCAGAATATTTAAAAGACCAATGTTTAGAAAAGGTGGTAATGTTGGAGAAGGCATTATGACCGGTATTGTTGATAGAGAAAACTATAATATAGGAACTGATCCTTTTATAGGTAAAACTGATCAATTTGCATTTAACACACCTACTTATAAAGGAATAGATATACCTAGTCTAGAAGATTTAACTGCAGAAAAAAAAGATGCTTTATTAGAAGCAGCTGGAGATAGAGGTGGCTTTGATCCAATAACAAATTTCTTACTAACATATGGACCACAAGCAGTTATAGAAAATAGAGGTGGTGGAACTATAGGTAATTTACTTGCAGCGGGTGAAAAACCAATTGCAAATTTAATTAAAGACAGAGCAGAGGAAGATAAATTCCAAAGAGATATTAGATTAAAAGCAACTGGTGCTGCTATAAGTCAAAGAGACAAACTGATTGAATCAGAATCTGATAAAAGATTTAAATTTGATTTAGCTAAAGCTCAAAGAGAAAGTAATGAAAAATTAACTACACAAGAAATAGAAGCTCTTAGATTAAGAGCAGTGCAAAAAACTAAAGATGATGTAGCTTTAGCTATAAAAAAATCTGATTTAGACACTCAAAAAGGAAAAGAAATTCTTAAATATAAAGAAAAACTAGACAAAGCTTCTCCAGAAGAAAAAGTTGAATTTTATGGTGCGATTTATGCAAAAGATGATTACAATGGTAATGTAGGTAAGGGTAATAGAAGAGCTGAGTATGAATATATAATAGCACCACAAATAGAAGAAAAATTTGGTGTAAAAAGCAATGGTGGTTTTATAGAAATAGATACTACTAACTTAGAAAAAACTAATAAACTGATGAAAAAGAAAATTAAATCAGGTGGCCTTAATAAATATTTTCATAATATTAACGATGGTATAACTTATTTATTGACTGAACAAGGTTTACAACCAATTGATTTAAGTCTTCCCGCAGCTGAAAATGTTGTAACAAAAGATATAAACGATGGTGATAAAGATGTGGATACTGTAAAATCAAATATAGAAAATGTATTTTCAGGTTCGGGTGAAACTGAATTAGATAAAAAAATAAAAAAACGAATTTCAGAAAACAAAAAAGCTATAGAAAAAGGTGAGTCTAAAATTAAAGGTCCTTTCAGATAGGATTATAGATGGCAGAATTAATTCCATTCAACTCCGCTGAAGAGAACAACGAAACTAGTTGGTACACTGCATTTGGTGCAGGTTTAATATCAGGTCTTATTAAAGTACCAGAAGGTATAGTATCATTAGGAGCAGAGTTAATTGATTTAGGTGCAGATACAAATACAGTTGCAAGTGTTGAACAATTTTTTGATAAAATAAATCCATTCGAAGAAGTAGCAGAAGAAAGAACTATAGGAAAATTATCTGAAGCATTAGTACAAATAGGCGTACCAGGAAGTGCAGGTTTTAAAGCTGCATCTAATTTAGCTAGTAAAGCAATTAAAGCAAAGCAAGCAGGTGCTTATGCTAAATGGGGAAAAAATTCTAGACAAGCATTACAGGAAGTAGAAAAATTAAATAAAAAAGCTGGTAGTAGAAAATTTATTGCAGGTGTTATGGGTGGTGCAACTGGAGAAGCTTTCATAGCAGATGCTGATAAGATAGGTAGTTTTGGAGATTTATTTGGAGGCCCTACTTCTTTAGATAGAGAAGAATCTATTGGTAGTGATGAAGCTTCAAGAAGATTATTAAATAGAATTAAATTTGGAACTGAGTCTTTATTAGTTACTCCTGCGATTTATGGAGTAGGTAAAGCTGCTAAAGGTTTGGCACAAAGGGGAAAAGAATTAGCATATAGTGATAGTGCATTTGATAGATGGGTAAATAAATTTATTGGTGCACCATTTAGACCTAGAGGAGATTTACCACAAGAAGTATTTGATTCTGAAATGGTTAGACAAGGTTTAAAAGCAGGTGATACAGAAGAGGCAAAACAAATTGTAAATACAATTACTAAAGAAGTAGACTCAGTATTTCCTGAAATGCAATCAACCTTAAATAAATCAACTAAAAAAGAAAGAGATACTTTTTTAATAAAATTAAATGATGCACTTTTTGAAGGAGATATTTCTAAAGCAATTAATCCTAAAGCAATTGATGATATTGTAGAACAAATGGATAATGTAAAATTAAATCCAGAAGCAAGACAAAGAATTGTTGGAGGTGTTAATAGAGCAAGAAATGAGTTTACTAATTTAATTGGAATTTTAAATAAATATAATCCAAACGATAAAGAAAAAATAAAATCAGGAGTTAAAAATTTACAAAGTATTTTAAAAGACAGAATAAGTGGATGGGTAGGTTCAACTTATAGAGCATTTGAACCTAGCACAGGTATATTAAAAGTATTTCAAAGATACAAACCAACTGATGAAGCTTACAATAATGCAATAAGTTTATTTAGAAGATATCTATCTAAGACAGATCCAAAAAGACCTAAAGACACAGGGTTAGATTTAGATCAAACAACTGATTATTATGAACAAGCAAAGATGATGGTTGATGATATATTAGAGCAAGGTCAACAAGGTAAAAAGAAAGCAGGGATATTACCTGATTTAGCTTATCAAGATAAGACAGCTCAAGGTGTTAAAGTAAAATCTTTTGAAAAACTTTTAGAAAAAACTGGAGGCAAAGGTTCGAAAGTATTTAGAGAACTATTTGGAGAAATACAAGATCCTAGATATTCAATATATAATGCAATGACTAATCTGTCATCTGTTGCTAGAACAACAGCTTTTTTTGATGATGTTTTTCAAACCAATAAAGCAGTTCAAGCTAAAGGTGGTAGAGGAGCTTTTTGGACAAGTGAAGCAGAAGCTAAAAAAGCGGTTAACTTTGCTAACACTGGAGTAGAAATTGTTGAAGTAGGTGCTGAATTACAAAAATATAAATTTCCTGGTTTAAGTTATGTAGATAGTAGCATTTTAAAAAGTTATACTACAAAAGAAATAGCTCAAGGTATTTTAGCTTCAAATGATGTACCTATGGGTTTAGCAGGTTTTGTTAGAGGAAGAGCTACTGCATCTTCTGCAGAAAAAGCTGCAAGTTTTTTATACAGAAGTTTATTATTAATACCAAAAGGTGTTTCTCAACTTGCAAAAACAGTTTTATCTGTACCTACTCACATAAGAAATTTTATTAGTGCAGGTGCTTTCTCTGGAGCAAATGGTATTTTATTTGAACCTGAATTTTATAAAAAAGCATTTAAAGAAGGTATTGGAACATCTGGATTATTATCTTCTAGAACTTTAGATCAGCAAGCAGCTTACAGAGAATTATTAGAATTAGGAGTTACAAACTCACAAGTTCAAGTAGGAGATCTAAAAGGTCTTTTTAATACTATATTAAAAGATGGTGAACAAATGTTTAGTCCAGACACTGTTTTAAAATCAATGATGAGAAAATTTAAAAAACTAGGTTCTGCATTTCAAGGTAAATATATTGCAGAGGATGATACTTTTAAAATTACAAATTTTTATGTTGAATTAAAAAGAATAAGAGATGCTACAGCTAAACAATTAAAAATAAAACCTGATCAATTAGACGCTGCATTAAGTCCTACACAAATTAAAGAACTAAAAGTTAGAGCAGCTAATATAGTTAAAAATACTGTACCCAACTATTCTTATGTTGGATCTGCAGTTAAAACTTCTAGATTACTTCCAATAGGTAATTTTATGTCCTTTCCATCAGAAATGATTAGAACAACTACAGGTATTGCTGAACAAGGTATATCAGAATTAAGACACTCTAGACCTACGAGAGGTCCTAATATAACTCCTACAGTTACTGAAATATTAGAAGACGGTACTACAAGAGTAGTTAAAAATGATAACCCAATGTATTCTACAGGAATTAAAAGAATAAGTGGTATGGCAACAACTTTAACAGTTGTACCAGCTACAATCGTTGAAGGAGCTAAAGCTTTATATGATGTATCCGAAGAAGAAATAAACGCTTTAAGACAATTTGTACCTAAGTGGTCTAAAAACTCAACTATAGTTCCAATAAGAGATGATGAGGGTGAACTTAGATACGTAGATTTTAGTCACAGTAATGCATACGATGTAATTGCAAGACCATTTAGAACTTTATTAAACAATGTACTAGCGGGTCAAGAATCAGGGGATATATTATTAAGAGGTTTTACAAATGGTGTAATGGAAGCTTCAGGTGAATTAATGAATCCATTTATTTCTGAATCTATTTGGACTGCAGCAATGTCAGATTTATTTGTTAGAAATGGTAGAACAGATGATGGTAGATTACTGTACACAGATCAAACACCAGTAGGTGATAAACTTTCAATTCAATTTTTACATTTAGGAGAAGCTCTTGCACCTTCTTACAGACAGTTTCAAAGATTGGGACAAGCTGCTTTTGGTGTTCCAAATAAAAGAGGAGATGAATTAAATATAGGACCTGAACTTGCAGGTTTTATGGGTCTAAGACCAATTAAAATAGATCCATTAAAATCAATGGGATTTAAAATAGCTGAGTATCAAACAGGAATTAGAAATGCTAGAAGAGAATTTACTGGTGGTGCATTTGGATTATTAAGAGGTGGTACAATTAAACCTAATGATGTTATTGAAAGATTTTATAAATCTAATCAAGCTAGATTTAATGTTCAAAAAGAGATGTTTAAAAATTTAGATGCAGCTGCAACATTAGGTGTAGAAGAAAATGATTTAAGACAAACGTTTAAAGAAAGACAATTAAGTAATGATGCATTTAGAAAATTAGAACAAGGTATATTTGATCCTTATTTTCCATCAAAAGATATTCAAGATAGATTTAGAGAGATTGCAGATAACTTAGGTGATTTAGATATGTTTCAAGAAGTTGCTCCTGTATTAAGAGAAATGCAAAATGATTTTAGAGAAATAGAATTAGAAGATACTTTTAATTTAAACTTAGATGAATATTTAGAAGATACTGGAAGTATTGCAGAAAGTTTAGGTATTGGAAACATTGGTCAAACACCTATGCCCAATCAAGGAGTTATTCAAACATCACAGCTTCAGGGTTCAGGAAACACTACATCTCAAGGGTTGACACCGACAGAACTTGCTTTATTATCACCTGAAGAACAACAAATACGTCTTAGACAAAGAGGATTAGCTTAATGGCCACATTGGATGAAATAAGATTAGCAGAATTACTACAAAATTTTGAAGGACCTCAAGGTATAGCTACTTTAAATCCATTAGCTTTTAAATATCCAGATCAACAGTATTTTCCAGGAAAAATTCCACAACTAATGGAGGAACCAGATATTGCACCTGAATATGGTTTAAATTTGATAGGCAATGATTTACCATATTTAAAAGAACTTACACCAACAACAGACATGGGAGCTACTGGAACTATTCCACAACTTCCTGCAAACAGATTAGAAGGTTTAAATTTTAATAGATTTAAAAGTTTACCTGCAAATATGGGTGTTGCTAACGAAGATGATGTTGAACAAGAATTTTTATCTAATCAAGAACCATCAGGTATTGCAAAACTATTTGAGTTTTTAGGAAAAATACCCACACCATTTAATTTAGTAAGACGTGGTTTAGAATCTTTAAAAGGATTTAATCAAAGATTACAACAATCTGATTTTGGACAATCAAAAAATTTAGCTGACTATTTAGATATGAGAAGTTATGGTGGACTTCGAGAAAGAGAAAATAAAGC